GACATTTTTGGATGTCGGCGAACGGCAACCCTGCTTTAAGTGGTAGTAGAGCGGGAATGTTTGGGCCACCGGCCGGAAGCCCAGCAACGCTTCGATATTGTCGAATAGTTCAAACGACTTTTGCCGCCGCCTCCCGGCGGGTCTCGAGGGCGTCCCACAGTTCCTGCAGGGCGTTGAGCTGGCCGGCGGCGTGGGCTAGGTAGCCGGGTTCTTTGGCGGTGGCCATGGTGGCGACCAAGGTGCGGATGTCGGAGATGCTGTCCTGCAGCTCGAGCATGACGGCGAGGTAGGCGGGCGGCGCCTGGTCGCGGGAGAAGGCGAGGGCGCCTTCGCGGTCGAAGTCTTCGTTGACGCTGTAGAGGTCAGTGGGGATGGTTTTGGTTTTTTGCGTGAATAGCATAATTTTTAAGCTGTTTGTGTTCGGGGTTTGCGAATGGCGAATGGGTTAGGGCATCGTTCGTGATGCTTTAGCCGCGGCGCATGACGATAATCTCTAGGGCATGAATGGCGTTCTGCAGGTGCGGGCCGCATTCTCGGCAGACAGGGCCGTAGTGGGTGTCGTGGCCGTGGATGTCTTGGATGCGCACCGGCTTGGCACAGATGCCACAGCGCGGGATGTCACTGCCGCGGCGTTGCGGGCGCAGGCGGCTGGGCGGGGCTGGCGGTGCCTGAGTCATTTGCGGAAGCCTCCAAATATCTGAGAAAACATATCGGCTCCGGTGTTGAGACCGCTGTGCTCTTTTGCGGCGCTGTAGCCGTCGTTGAATCCTGCATCGTAGACGCGCTCAAAGAATCTGCGCAGTCCCGCGCCGGTAAAATGAGGGTCTTCAAGCAGCCTCGGATTGCGGCGCGTAAGATCGCTCCATAACTGGTCACGCTTGCTCATCAGTAGCTACCTCCTCCGTGGCTGCGCAGGATGTCGCCTTCGACGTTGATGGCATCGGAGAGGCAGACGTAACGAAGCAAATCGATGAAGTCTTTTACGGCCCCGAGTTTTTTGTCCGCACCAGTATAAGTCTGCAGCGCATAGATGACATTTTTGCAGTTCTCTGAGATGTAAAGCCTCGGCTGGTTAATTGCGTCAACCGGCTTTTCGGGATTATAGGACAGCGCGTCGTTAATCATGCTGACGCCTTCGTCGATGCTGTCGCCCGGTGTGGCAGTGAAGTGCATATTCAAGTCCGCCATGTCATCAATGAGGGTCGATGGCGACTCCTTGCCTAAATTTCGGGCGTGCCCATAGCGGCTATCCATCCAGCGCTCAAAAATTTCTTCACCGCCTTCGACGCGCAGGATTTCTTCTTTGTAGCGCTGTAGTCCAAAGCCAAAATTCTGCTGCGCAGGGCCAGCCTTGCCGTCGAGCTTCTTGCCGTCCGGCAGCGCCCACTCGCCGGCGTAGCCCACGCCTTCGATGTAGGACGTTTGGTCGGGCCACTCGCGGTAGACAACGATGCGGCCGGTAATGTCGTGAACAGTCCAAAGCATGGCCCAATTTTTGCCAGACGCCGGATCGACCCAATGGTAGCGAGTCCCGTTTGGTACGTTGCTGTGCCGGATGACGTGAACCTTTGGGTTGAACAGCGGGAAGCGGCCAGAATGCGCCTTGGTGGGGATTCCGTAGGCTCGCTCTAAGATTTTTTCTCGGGTTTCGCTTTGCAGCTCTTTTTTCATCCGAGACCAACCTGCCCAAGGATTTAGTTTGGTATGAAAATAAACAATTGGCCGACCCTTCGGGTTGATTTGCTCAATGGGCACTTGCTCAAAGCCGACAACCTTACCCTCGGCGTTTTTGCGCTCCAGCAACTCGGCATCGACGGTGACAACGTCTTTGGCGCCGGACAAGTAGTCGGCCACGATAGGCGTCCAGCCCTGCACTGGAGTAAAGGTGACGGCCAACTTGCCATTTCGGTCCACCAAGCGGAAGCGGATCGTGCTGAGAACGTCGAGAGCACCCATGGCCTCGTCCATCCACACCATATCGACCTCGCCACCTTCTAGTGTGGACGGATCTTGAGAATAATTGCGAAAAATGCACTGTGCTGAGTTTGGGGCAACCCACTTAGATTCACTGAACCCGTTTTTAATTGTGTAACTAATTGCCGTGACAGCCGATTTCCGGGCGTTTCTCCATTCCGGCGGCATATATTTCCAGACGCGCGGCTGCTGAAGCTCAACGCTGTTGGCGGCGGTCAAAGAAAAGCACCACACGACCGCTCCGGGCTTGTTGTACATCGTCTTGATGACTTCCTTGGCCGCCCACTCCGTCTTTCCTGAGCGGTTGCCTCCAAGCACCAAGATCTCGCGGTGCTTTTCCAGCAATTCGGACGCGCGCTTCCACAGCGGCGGGATGTAGCCATAGCGAAACGGGTCTGATGCCTCGCGGGCGATCAGCTCTTCCCTCGTTTTTAAGTATTTCCAGCCTTCGTCGGCGCCCAGTTTCTCGAGCAAGTCGAGATCGACCTGCATGACAGGGTGCGGCGACGGCTTAAACCGTGTCTGATGTTCGTTCACTCACTCCAATGCGCCGACTCCGCGGCGCTCCTCTCCTAAAATGTAAATGGGCGCCGGCTGGTTGGCGCGCGGCCCCTCCCAGAGCCGATGTTGTTTATGCCGAGCCAGCGCCCAAAATGTCCAAAGTCGGATTCTCCGCAGCAGCGAGCTGGTCGATGCGCGCAGTCAGCCACCGGCCGTTGTCTTCGCGGCAGACAGTGACATAGTCATTCTCCATGCCACCCTGCGCGACAACGTAGAGCACTCGGCAGGTGCCGATGCCGTCTACTTCGACGCGGAAGTTTTGGGGTGGCCAAGAGATCATTTGAAAAATTGCCGGGAACGGTGAGCGCTCACCTTTTCAGCGCACGGGTTGCCATGGTGACGAGGGTAGTGGGGTGCCGTGTTATAGGCCGACACAGGCCGATAAGCCGTATCCCTCTCCCGACCACAGGACACGCCGTACGGCGCTCCTCGTTTACTGCGCTGCCCGGACAAAGTGAGGCAGGGCTGGGCGATACCACATTGGGCTGAACCTAGCCGCACAGATGTTATGTCTGCCGCTTTCAGCACCCTGCCAAAGAATGTGCAGGCGCCCCACTCGTCTCGCTCGGTGGAGCTGGGCATCCCGGAGATGGTCCGCGGCGTCACACCACATGAACGCCGGCGAGAACCCGCTTGAGCCTGCAACTTGAAAGTCATTTGGATTTGCGCTTGCGCATTTCAGCGCACAGTGCGTCTGCCTTCTTCCTCGCCTCTCGGGCAACCAGCTTCTGCCGCTCGCCTTTCAGCAGCGTGATGGTCTTGTCGATTTCCTCGATCTCGGGCGTCATAATTTTGTACTTCTCCATAAAGTCAGGGCTGCACGGTCACATGCCACAAGCCGATTTGCGCGACCGCGTAGCCGAACCAGATGATGCCATTCCAGAAGTTGTGCTGGATGAAGGCTTGGTCGATGGCCACGGCGAAGTAGGCGATGCCAACGAGGGCGATGAGGATGGCGCTGGTCATTGTAGCGCCTCCCTTGCGATTTTCCGAACGGCGTCCATCCGGTCGGGCAGGCTGATGGTCCAGTCGCAATCGCCCAAACGCTGGAGCGCTGATCGCATCTTGCCAAGTTGTCGCTCCAAGTCCTGCGCAAACTCGGTCGGCACGACATGGTTGCCGCGCGCTACGTTGTCGGTTTCTGGCGTATCGCTCATTTGCCGGCCTCCTGCGTCTCCAGCGCCCTTTTTGCCCTAGCCCTGGACGTTCTCATGTCGCCGTCGGCAATTTCCCGCAACGCCTGCCGCAACTCGTCGCGCTCGCGCTCCAGCCGCTCAATATGCGCGCACGCTGCGTCGATGGCTTCGCTGGCCTTTCCGGGCTGCGGCTGCGGGATGCTGTCGTTGCCGCGACGCCAGAGGTTGAACTCGCGGAGGAACGCTATGGCTTCGGCGCAGGTCATCGGCGCGCTTTGGCGGTCTTGGCGGACGCGCGGAATGCCTTGGCGGTGGGCGCGCCAGCGGAACCGGGCTTGCGCATTTTTTCACCGCTTCCGGCGGCGATGCGGGCTTTTTTGGCGTGGATGTTGGCGTAGAGTCCTGCGGGTGTTTTCATGGCTTGTTCTTTTTGATGGCTTCTCGGAAAAGGTATTGAATCAAGTAAGCGCCGGTTTCCTCGTCGCTGCTGGTGATGTGCTTCAAGAAATCCTGCACAACGTGATACAGCTCATGGACAAGCGATCCGGTGTCGGATGCGTCTTCGATCCAAACGACCGCCTGACTGCCGCAACACATTGCCCAGGCGGCATCGCTGTCGTCTGGCTGGTTGTCAGGGTCTTTAGGGTCGAGCTGGAGGATGGCCACACACCGCCGGATCGCCGCCGCTTGCGGAGTCCCACAATAGAACTCCACAACCAGACCGAATGTCTGCTCGCGGACAACGAACCGGCGGGTGCGTTTCATTAGGCAGCTTTCTTGTAACGCAACCCGGCGTAGTAGAGATCAAGGCGGGCCTTAAAGTATTCCCACTCGTTGTCGCTGCTGAACATCCACTCGATGCTGTGGTCGTCGGCGCGGTCCTTGCCGATGCGGACAACGGCGCGGCGCTGCACGACTTGGTCCTTTCGGTTCTCATTCCACAGTCGCTCGTAGGCTGCGAGCTGCAACTTTTGCGAGGTGTAGATGCCGGCGCTGGTCTTCCAGTCGAGGAGGACAACGCGGCCCTTGCTGTCT